ACGTCCGAACAATACACCGATTTTCTTACCTTTAAGCGTTTTTTCGTCCCAATTCCATTCATAGCCCTCATTGCTTTTTTCGATACAACTTATCATACCTTTAAAAAACGGTAATTGTTTACCCTCGTATCCTTGTCTGAAAAGTCCGCCGTTGTTCCACTTTGCGTTCGTTCCGTTTCTTTCAACATTCGCCGCATACAAATTACTGTAATGGTCTTTATACTCGCCCTCTGCAATATCCAGTTGCAATACCAACTGTTTCTTACCGTTTTTGGTTTCAACCTCTTTTGCACCCTTGATTTCGCAGATATATTTACCTGCCGGCAATGCTCTGCTCTCACCTGTGTACGATTCTGCCTCGTCATATCCTTGTATTTTATTCATTATTTTTATCCTCCTTATTCATTCCGTAGTATTCTCTTATTCTTTCGTCAACTGCTTTCAAATCGTTATCAATCTCTAAATCAAACATATCCATAGGCGACTTGCACGTTGTATGTCCGTCTGATTGCGTTATGAAACTATGACTTTGACCGTCAGCTTGACATAGCAAAACGATTGAAAACAGTCCCTCAACGGTCAACTGATTGTCCAACATTTTGCCGATTGTTTTCGCTTTAATTTTACCGTTTTCGGTCTGCTCGCAATGGTGCAAAAAATATACGATTGTATCATCAGGCAATCCCTCAATAATAAATGTAATCATCTTTTGAAAACGTACCGCCATATCGGTAAACTTCGCATAGCCTGTTTCTTTTGCACGATTAAACGAATCGAACGCCAACAAATATTGACTGTCGTCTATAACGTATCGCTTGTACTGCTTTTTACTTAATTCTTTGGCAATAACGTTGTATGTAGCCTTTTTTATTGAATTTAACTTCTTACGGAACGGCAACGGCTTACTTGCCACATTGAATATTAACAAATCATCTGCTTCAAAATTTCTCATACTTGCGCTTTTTCCGCTACCGCTTTCACCCATAATTAAAACAGGTATTCCCATATATATCACTCCTTATTTTATACTCATATTGTTTCTCTCTACCAACTCTGCGTGTGGAATATCAAAACCACCCTGCAACATTCCCTTGATGACCGTTTTGTTTGGCTCAGGTTGCTTATATGTCAACAGGTCGTTGTTGTTCTTCATTGCATAATCAATAAATTCATCATCAACTTCTACCGCCGTTGATTTTCTGTAACTTATAGCAACTTTTGATGTACTGAACTTGTTACCGTTCAATGTTCTATTTACGAAATTCTTCAAACTTTCAGCTTTGTTTTCCAACGACTTACGGCGCTCCGCAAGCGCTTTTTCTTCTTCTCGGATAGCTTTGCTTTCAGCTATTAAATTCTTGTGCCATAGTGCCGCATTTTCGATTTTTTCTTCCTTTTGCATTTGTAGTTCTTCAAATGCTTCAAAGTCCTTTATTTCGCCCGTTTCTTCGTCAATTAAAGAAAACATTGCATTGTCTATTTCATATATGTTCATCTGTTTAACTCTCCTATCTTCGCAAATTTTTCTATACAGTTTTCGCAGATAATTATATCTACGATTTCGTAGTATTTTTCGCCTACACATATAGGCTCGCCACATTCATCACAGGTGCAGGCGACAACATCTTCACCGCAACTATCCTCACCGTAATTGCCGGTTATCTCTTTATCAACATCAATGTATCCGAACATTTGACATTTTCCTTTCTATGTGTTAAAATACAAACACAGATAATTAAATCTGTATTTAAGTTTTGACCGTTTCGAGTTGCACCTCATACGGTCTCTTTTTTTATGCTGATTTTGCAGTGACAACCTGCTCCAAGATTGTCGTTGCCTTTATACATTTCTGTTTGCTTAAAGGTTTCTTCTGTGTATATCGAACAGAATTTTAATAGCGTATCATTAGTTTCCTCGTATTGATACATCGCTCTGAAAATCTTGCACGCTTGCTCTATTGTTTCAGCCTCGATGATTATCCAACCGCCCTTAAAAGGCTGTCCCTCACTGCCAAACGTAATATAATAGTTATTCATTCTCTTTCACCTCCATTTTTTTCTTGATGTCTTTCAATTTCTTGAAATTCATTCTGTATTCTTTATCGACTTCATCATCAGCGTATACCGTAAAATTCATAATTTTTCTTAATGTTCTGCTCTTGTATACACTTACACTTATTTGTGGACTAAAGCTATTACCTACCACCATATAGAGAACAATCGGCGCGTTGTCCTCGCCTACTGCCAACAAATTAATCTGCAAGCATAAATCGTGCAATTCTGTTATTTGTTTTGCTGTCATTGCTTCTCTCCTCCTATAATCTTCGCCACACTCATTTCAAGCGGGTGCTTTGACTTGATACGGTTCGTGATGCCGTAACCTTTTGCTATGTACGCCTTAACCGACTTGTTGTCGTCGGCATTTAAAACCACAACATCATCTCTGCCCGTCATTACTACATATTTGTTCATTTGAAAATATTCCTTTCACCGTTATTTTCTGTTTTGCGTGTCCCTTGCATTCTTTGGCGAATGCGTTAATCATCGGAAATACTTCTCTGTAGAAATATTCTTCCGTTTTCTCATTCTCTGTTTTTGGTTTTCTTTTTAGCATTTTTTATATCCCTTTCTGCCAATTTCCAACTTATGATTAGTCCCACACCGAAACTAATCAGTGCAATTCCTATTGTGTTCATTTGTTTTCCTCATTTCTCTTACCTCACAGGCACACAGGAACTGTCCGCAAAAGGATTAAAACTCTTAGGGAAAGTCTGGCTATTTTACGGATAACACGCGGACAGCCCTTGTCTGCCTGTGAGATTTAATTGTTATGCCGATAAACCTAATTTTTTTAGTTTATCTCTGCGTTTTTCGAGTTCTGCAACATCAATGCCCCATACCTCATATGCAACTTCGGTGTTGATTGTATATAGCTGAGATGTCTTGACTTTTTGCTTTATCTGCTCTTCCTGTACAGCTTTCTTGTACTTTGTCAGCGTTGCAGAGCCTAAACCACCGAACAGTTCCTTGATTTCCTCGTTGCCGATTTCGTGGTATCGGTAATATATGTACAATGCCGTATCAATGTCAGCTATTCTCTTTACTTTCATTGTTTTTCACCTACTTTCTATATATCAAGCAATCTGCTCCTGTTCCATTATCGGAAGTATACCCTCGTTCTTTAACAATGCATAAATAAATAATCTGCCTTTTTGTGTCCAATATGTATTTACTTTAGAATGTTGCTTGCCGTCATTTCCGTTTACAGTATGCGTCTTTGTACTTGTATAACCTTTTTCAGCATATTCCTTATACAATAGCCATATCCCGCCTTGCTTAAACTGTATCTTGTGTTCTTTTAAGAAATTGTTTAACCATTTTGCCGACTTACCGTAATCCTTTGCTATTACAGTGACAGATAATAAATCGGGACAATTTAAAACTAAATCATAATATGATGCCTTTGGTTGAAGTTCCATAATCTGCTGTTCTTGAACTTTAACAGTGGTGTTTAGTTTCTTATTTTTCTCTCGCTCCAATTTTAATGCCGTAAACGCTTGTATAGCTAAATCGGGATTATCCAACAATTCGTCGGTTGCATACATTCCCGTTTTGCGTATTGCCGGTAATACATCAGCCGTAACCCAATGCTTAAACTTCTTCGCATTCGGCATTTTGCTTGATAGAATAAGGCTGTAAAGACCTGATTCATTAATCATTGTCAAATCTTGTTTTCCTCCAAGGGTGTCACATTTCGTTACCCCCTTATCTTCTTCATCAATATGGTCTATAATAGCCTTTCTTGGATTGCTGTATCCGAGGATTTCCGCTACATCCTTACCTACAAACATAATCTCTCCGTTTACTGTTGTTGTTCTTACAGAGCCAAACTCTGCATTTTCAAATACCTTTAATTCTTCCATAATTCTTTTTCCTTTCTTATATTACCTACGTCGATTGTATTTTTTAACCATTTGTGCTATAATCATCTCGGAAGGAGGTGATTATAATGTCAAAGTCTTTTGAAGAATTTTCTAAAATCATATTAGAGAAGTATAGTAAAACTCCGAATGAATGTGATTCCTATACTAATTTTGCATTACTTATGAAACAAACATCTGCAAGTGTTACTTTAGACATTCTTAATGAGTATCACAAAACCTTTATTGAGAAGAAATAGCAATTGTCAACTTTTCTAATATTTCATTTAAAAGAACTGTCTGTAACGGAGCTAATAGTTTAGATAGTTCTTTTTTACTTACCGATACTTTAAAAATTATTTTTTCATCTTCCATAATTCCCACCTACTTTCTTATATTACCTACGTCGATTTTTGTTCTTGCGTAAATAACCATATTGTGCTAAAATGTAATAAATATAGACAACGCCGAGCCAAACCCACTACGGGGAGGTGTAACGACTGGACACGGAGCAACCTTTCCCACAGGTTGAAGGCACAGTCTGAACTCATAGGCGACTATGAGAGTTATGCAGAAATGACATAACCACGATTTTTTTCGGAGTAACAACTTGGACTGCTATGAAAAATTCCATGAATATTGTTTCAGCAACAGCAGGCCTCGCTAAAATCGCCAAAGAGCATAATGCAAGCAAGCTTGCTGATGATTATAGAATAAGCTTAGGCTTTGATTACGACAAGCAAAAAGCTGATAAGGCAAGAATATTGGGTTGCACAACTTCTTCATGCAACTCTTTAATCAACGTAACTAAAACACTTAATAATTCAAAGGCGGTGAATCATTCGCCCTGCTATACGGTAACGTATAGTTTGCACTCCGTAAATTCGGTGAAACTCTATATTTATTTTTCTTCAAGCACATAGTCTTTGCTGTGTGCTTGTTTTTTTATGCTGATTTTTGTTCAGAGCTTTGAACAATGTTGGCAAAAAAAAATTCACCAATTTCGGAAGTTTGAATTTCCAACAGTTCACAAGCTTTATCAATTTCGTTTTGTTTCCATTCTCTTTTGTTGTTTAATTTTAATGATATACTGCGTGGTGACATATTCATCGCCTCCGCAAATCTTTCTTGCGTCTTGAACTTTTCTTTAATTCTTCCCGACAACTTTGCGTACTTAAATGACATATTTATTTACCCCCTTTCTATTTTTTGTTCAGTATCTTTGAACAATTATATAATACCATGTTCTTCACCACTTGTCAACACTTTTGTTCAAAAAAAATGAACTTTTTTATAAAGCTTATTGACTTTTTGTTCAAGAACTGTTACAATAATCGTGTGAGGAGGCGATAAAATTGAAAAATTCAAATACTGCTCTTAGATTAAAACAATTAATGAAAGAACGTAATTTAAAACAGATTGATATAGTAAGATTGGCAGAGCCTTATTGCAAAGAAAATAATACGAGATTAGGCAGAAACGATATAAGTCAATATGTGGCGGGTAAATCAGAACCTGGACAACATAAACTATATATATTAGGTAAAGCGTTAAATGTAAGTGAAGCATGGCTTATGGGATATGACGTTCCAATGCAAGCTGAACAAATTGCCCCATCAAACACATATCCGTTAGATGATATAAAGTTTGTTAATATTCCTGTTATTGGTTCTGTTGCAGCCGGAACGGGTTGTCTTGCTGATAATGAAATTATCGGATATGAACCGACAGACTACGATGACGTAAAAGACGGACAAGAGTACAGATATTTAACAGTTAAGGGCGACAGTATGTATCCGAAGTTTGAAGAAGGTGACCTTGTACTTGTCAGATGTCAGTCATCGGTAGACAGTGGCAGTTATGCCGTGGTATTGATTGATGATGAAGAAGGCGTTATTAAGAAAATCGTATACGGTCCTAATTTTATTGAATTACATTCGATAAATCCGATGTACCCTGTCAGACGTTTTGAAAATGAAAATGTTTTGCGTATTCGGGTTTTTGGATTGGTTCGGTCGATAAAAAGAAAACTGTAGATAAGATTGAATTTAAGGGGATTGATATTATGGACATCATTAAATATTACGGCAGTGATGAAACGAAAACCGAATTTATAAATCATGACAGTGAGCCATTAATGGCAGTAATTGCACACGACCGCTCACACGCTGTTGTTTCGTTGCTTGACGAGGGTTGTGAACACCATTTATTATTGGCAAAGGCTCTCGACAAATATAATATAGATGAATATTTCAGAATTATTTTTGATAACGAGGGTGCCGATTGGACATTTGTATGCCCGCCTAATTACAAAAATATAGCTAATAAAGAAAAACGTATAACAGAATTTTTTAATGACGGTGTTGACGCTATAACCGAATTTCTGAAACAAATCGGTTATGATGTACCTATTAACGTCCCAAGACGTTATCGCAGACATATGGACTATTTGAAAAATTCAGATTTTTAAAGAGGTTTTTATATATAAAATTAGAGAAACGTAAGTAAAAATTGAAAGGATTGATAACAATTAACGATTTTCCATATAATATAAACGATTTGAAAAATGCGTGTAAGAATTTGGAAAGAACACGCTACTCAAAGGCTATTGCAAAGAAAAATATTAAGAGCTGATGTAATACAATGTATTTTAAACGGTGAAATTATAGAAAAATATATAAGCGACAAGCCTTTTGCAAGTTGCCTTGTATTCGGATATATAGGTATTGATAAGCCGTTACACGTTGTATGTAGCTTCGACAATGAATATATCCATATTATAACGGCATATATTCCCGATACCATAAAATTTTATGATGATTTGAAAACAAGAAAGGAGAATTAATTATGAAATGTATCGAATGTGGTCATGACACTATTAACAAAAACAGAACATATGTTGCAAATCTTGAAAATTGCGTTATTATTATAAAAAATGTTCCGGCTATGGTTTGTGAGCATTGCAACGAAGTTTATTATTCTGATGAAGTATTCGAGCAGATTGAAAAAATAGTATACAAACTTGAAAGCGTTATAAATGATATTGCAGTAATTGACTATACCAATTCTGCGGCATAAAAAATCCTCTGCCTGTTGGAGCAGACAGAGGAAAAAGAATAACGTGCATTTATACACAATATCCAAACCAATAATATTGTATCATAAATGCACTCTGTTTTCAATACAAAAAATGAAAAGGAGTGTTATTTTTATGCCTATTTATAAAATGGACGGTAAAAAAGACGGTTTGCAGAAGTATCGTGTAAGAATTAACTTCACCGACAGTTCCGGCAAATCAAAACAAATTGACCGTGTTGCCTACGGCAAAGAAGTGGCAAAGGAGCTTGAACGGCAATTAGCATACAATCTCAGTGACGAAACAATAAAGAAAATAACATTGCAACAACTATATGATGAATACATTGCCGTAAAAAAGTTTGAAGTCAGAGAAAATTCTATGCGTACTATCATAGGACGATTAGAGTTATATGTATTGCCTAAATTTAAAGATTACAAATTAAACAAGATTACATCTTCAGAGCTACAAAAGTGGAAACAATATATCGAAACCTGTACAAATGCTAAAAAGCCAACAGAAAAACTTTCATCAAGTATGAAACAAAATATATTCGGTGAATTTCGTGCATTGATGAACTATGCGGTAAAAATGGAATACATACCGAGAAATCCTCTTACTGTTGTCGGCAACTTTAGAAATCCATACGAAAATAAAAGGGAAATGGATTTTTACACACCCGAAGAATTTAAAAAGTACATACAAGTCGCCAAAGAGCAAGCGGAGCTATCCGAACAATCAACCGGAAGTATATATGAATGGAATTTCTATGTATTTTTTAATATCGCATTCTATACGGGTATGCGTAAGGGCGAAATAAATGCGTTGAGGTGGTCGGATATAGATGATAATATAATTCATGTACGACGCAGTATTGCCCAAAAGTTAAAGGGTGACGACAGAGAAACACCGCCCAAAAATAAATCTTCTGTGCGTGATTTGCAAATGCCATTGCCACTGATTAATATATTGGACGAACACCAAAAGCGTTATAAGGATATTGACGGTTATTCTGATAACTTGAGGATATGTGGCGGTGTTAAATGTTTGCGTGATACAACCATTGAAAAACGAAATGAAAAGTTTGCCGATATTGCAAACGTCAAAAAAATACGCATTCACGATTTTAGACACAGCCACGCCTCATTATTAGCGAATAACGGTATTAATATTCAAGAAATTGCAAGACGTTTGGGACATACCAATATAGAAATCACATGGAATATATATTCTCACCTGTACCCTCATCAAGAGGAAAAAGCCGTTGAGATTTTAAACAAAATCGTATAAATTTAAAAAATTCGTGTAAAAAACGTGTACATATAAAAACAAACCGCATAGCTATGCGGTTTGTTTGCATTTTGGTGCGGATAACAGGATTTATTTTTACTATTTTATCCCTATTTTATTGTTCTTTAAAATCATTCAAAACACTACTGTTTAAGCCATTCTCGGCACTTTTGACTTACTTCGTCATTCACATAAAATTTGTACAAATTTCGTGTAAACGTGTAAAAAACGTGTACAAAAATCACTATATTAATGCACTATAAAATCTTCAATCACATCTTGCAAATGACAGCGTGACAATCCGTACTGGTTCAGCCTGTCTATTAATTCTGTCACTTCTTCCTTATTCGGTGACACATCTTGGACAGACACTTCATCACATTTAATGCCGTATGTGGTCTTTACCGCTCCATCAATATTCTTTTTGTCTTGCGTAATTGTATACATAGTTATATCTTAGTCCTTTCTTCCCCTATGCTATATAATACAACATATGCCACTTAATTACAATATTGTTTGATATTTTGTAAATAAATTGTAAATCGCAAGTAAAAAAATAAGGGTGGCAATTGCCACCCTTATTTTCAATTATAAAATTCATCAATGAGAATTTACAGAATTGCGTAATGTGTTTTTAAATCATTAAAATAACTATACTTTATATAGTTTTCTTTTTGTAATCTACCAACTACAATTCCAGGATCCACCCCAATTTCTTTTGCAAAGTTAAGAATATCATTTTTATAAAATCTATTTGCGTTTATAAAATCGACAAATTTATTTGGTGGAATGAGTATATCTCTTGCAAAAATATCTGCAGCTTTTTCTTCTTCCACACTTGTTCTTCCTTGTGTATTTATATGTCCTTCAATAATATGGTACACTTCATGAAATAAGCTGAACCAAAACTTATCCGCATCTTTTCCTCTTA